TCGAGCTTGAGCGCCCGCTCCTCCTCCGCGATCTGCGTGCCGATCTTCTCGATGTCGGCGTTCGCCCGGGTCCAGGACTCCTCGTCCTCGCCGCGGATCAGGCCGTTCTCGTCCGCACGGTTGCGGATGTCCTTCATCTGCTCCCAGGTGCGCGCCTGCGCCTCCAGGAGCTTCTTGAGCCGTTCGTTCATGACGTTGCGTCCTTTCAGGCACGCCAAAGACCCCGCACGCGGCGGGGTCGAAGTGGGGGGTGGGGTTAGAGCGGGAGGCCGTAGCGGGATGCGTAGGCCTGCAAGTCGAGGTCAGCCCGTGCGACCGTCAGGCCAGTGGACGCCGCCGGCTGGCCTTCCTTGTCTCCGCGAGTGGTCTCAGCCGGCTCGCGGTCGGTGTCCTCGGAACGCTCGAGCAGCCGTCCACGGCGGCCGAGCGGGTCAGGGTTGCTACGGGACCGGATCGCACGCAGCGCGGCATCGGTCTCCTCGTAGGCGGGGAAGGTCACGGCGGACACCTCGAACAGCTCCACCTCGCGGATGGTGCGGACCTCCACCTCGACCGACTGGCCGTCGGAGGTCTCCACCGACTCCATCTCCCAGTCGTCCTTGACGACTCGGAAGCCAAACGACATGCCGGTGATGCGGCGCTTCTCCACGTTGCGGGTCAGGTCCCGGACGTAGGAGACCTCTTGGTCGAGGTCGGCCTCCGTGGCGAGCCCGTCGGCGTCCTCGGACAGCCGCAGGTCCCCGGCGGAGATCCGGGCCACCAGGAGCGAAGTGTCGTGGTCGACCAGGAAGCGGGCGTCGCCCTCCTTGAGCGTCTTCGTGAACGTGCCCTCGGCAAGCTCCTCGTAGAAACCCCACGTGAGCGGGTTGCCGATCGCGGTCCGCTTGTTGAACACGGCGGCGTGACCGGTGAACACCGGGTCGCCATCGGTCGCAGCGGCGCGGATCGTGAAGTCGGTCAGCGTGATGGGCGTTTCGCGCCGCTCCACGTCAGGCAGCGTTGTCCGGCGCATTGCCCGTCCCTTCGGAGCCCAGCGGGGCCATGTTGAGCGGCTGTAGGTAGCCCTGACCGGCGCCGCCCGGGATGGGGGGCAGGTCTTCGAGTTCGCGGATGTCGTCGGCGTTGAGCACGCCCGCGTTCCGCATGGCGGTGTAGAACTCCGCACGCGCTTGCGTGTCGCCGCGCAGCAGGCCCTCGACCTTGTACTTGGCGTAGATGCCATCGCCGGTCAGTTCCTTGGTGACCCGCGCCTCGGCGGGCGCCAGCCACACCGGGTGCAGATCGAACTTCACGAACCCCGTGGCCTGCTGCTCCAGCCCTGTGCCCCAGGACGTCGACTTCTCCGTCTGGTTGAGCAGGAACGGTGGAACCCCGAACCAGCGCGACACCTCAGACACCTGGAAGTCGCGGGACTCGAGGAACTGGGCGTCGTTGTTCGGCATCGTGATCGGCTGGAACTTCGCCCCAGCGTCGAGGATCGCCACCTCGTGCGCCTTGCTCAGTCCGGCGACCTTGCTGCGCCACGACTCCTTGAGCCGGTCCGCCGAGGTCTGGTCGAGGCGCTGCTCCGTCTGGAGCACACCGCCGAGCATCGAACCTGCCGACCACAGCCGGGCGCCGTACTCCTCCGCGGCCAACCCGAGCCCGATCGTCGTGGCGGCCAGCCGGATCGGGGAGACTCCGCACACGCCGTCGTAGCCGAAGCCCGGGATGTGGAAGACGTCCTTCGCGGTCAGCGGCCGATCGAGGTCGCCGTCGAGGATGAACACCTTCCCGCCCGGGTTCTTCTCCGACGACCCGACGTTCGCCACCCGCACCCGCTCAGGAACCAGCGGATGCAGCTCGCGGATCATGCCGACCTGATTGCGCAGCTTGAGGGCGTAGGAGTTGCCCCACAACGCCCGGTGCGCGAACTGCAGCCGCCAGAACTCCAGCGGAGTCATGTCCGGGTGCGGGTTGTTCAGGATCTGCACCGTCGCGCGCTCATACGTACCCGAGCGGTAGGCGTGCAGCGGAAGCGCGCCACCCAGGCCGCTGATCAGGTTCACGGCCCGCCACACCGCGCCGAAACGCAGCGCCGTCTTCTCCGTCACCGGCACGCCGGTCGCGTTGTTCGGCTGCACCCCGAGCATTTCGAGGATGCCGGCCGAGGACAGCGGAACCAGCGGGCTTTCGATGCTCGCCCGGCGCTCGAACAGGCGCCCGAGGACCGTCATCGTGAAGCTCCTGAACGCCCTGCCGGAGCTACCACAAGACGAACGCCTCCCGGATACGCGCGGTCCGGCACGACGCCGCCACGCGAGGGGATGGACATACCCGTGATCACATGGCCCGAGGGCAAGACATCAGACATTCGCGCTAGCCATGCCCGGTCTTCGGAAGACAGGACTCTCGCCAGCCGCTCGTGCTCATCCAGTGCCAGCGGCCGGTGCCAGCCATCGCGCGGGGTCGTCACGAGCGGCCCTTATCGCGCACAGGCGAGTCGGCAACCCGCGACGCGAGGATCAGCAGCACCCCAGCCGTGAAGAAGGCCAGCGGAACCGACACGAGCGCGGCGCCGGCCACGACCAGGGCGAACCCCAGCACCTCGAGGAGCGTGGCGAGCACGGCAGCTCCTCTCACCAAAGATTCGGGGGCGTGTCATCGCCCGTCATGACGCCGTGCACGGCTAGGGATGCAGCGATCAGCGGGGAAATGTCTGTGTTGCCCTTCTGGTCGAGCACCCGCGTGTTGCCCGAGGGCTTCCAGCGCGCCGCCCGGACAGCCGTGTTCATGGCGGGCTCGTTGCCGTGGTGCACCGCCCCGGCCAGAACCGCGTCAGACAGGGCGTTGTGCGCCTTCGCCTGCTCCGACTCCGACGGCTCGTCGGCGCCAGCCACGAGGCCCTGTGCCGCCTTGTTTGCGGCGAGCACTCGGCCGCCCCAGGTAGCGCGCAACTCGGCGACCCGCCCACCGACCCACGTAGCGTCAGGCCGATAGTCGGCCAACATCACCTGCGGCGAGCCGTCCGGACGCTTCCACGCCACGCCTATGGCCGTCCAGCACCGGTCGGGGGCGGTAGCCACGGCGAAGACGGGCGAGTTGCCCCGCGCGGCTTGTGGATCGGCGAGCGAGGCCCAGGCAGTGAAGTCGAAAGCGCTACCACCCTCGCCCGGCTCCGGCTCCCAGACGCACAGGTGCTCACGAGCGAACATGTCCAGGCCAAGATTTCGACGCTGCTCCTCGAGGAACGCCATGCCGCCACCGCGGCCGGCTCCGACGGCTGGGTTCACCCGCGCCCACATGGCTCGGTCCTCAAGGTCGACAGGCTCCGACACGACTCGACCGTCGGCGACGGTCAGCCGCTCGGCAGTGTGTCCGATGTACCCGAACCGGCCAGGGTCCGGCAGAAGCGCACGCTTGCGGACCGACCACCACCACGCGGAAACGCTTGCGATACCCGCAGACCCCATCGCGTTCAGTTGCGGGTTCGCGTTCGCCAGCAGCGTCGGCGACAAGGCCGCAAGATGCTCAGCGTTTGCGTGCTGCGCCTCGTCGATCACCAGCCGGTCGACATCATCAACACCACGACCGCCGCCGTTCGTGCGCGTCCGGTACCAAATCTGGCCGCCGTTACGCATCTCGATCATCTGCTGACCGGTGCCCTGCCACTTGCGCTTCACCAGCCGGCGCATGTCGGCGTGACCCTCGAGCACGTTCAACATCCGCTGCTGAGTCTGTGAAGCCAACAGAACCGCGTCATGAACGGTGTGCAGAATCGCCTCGCCGCGCTGCACCAGGCCCCACACCTCGACGACCTCGATCTCGTCGCCCTTGCCGTTCTGACGGACCATCTCGCGGCCCGTCGTGCTCGCAGCCCACCGGCCATCAGCGTCCTGCGCCATCAGCACCTCGACCACCAGGCGCTGGGAAGGGTCCAGGCGCTTTCGGGAGTAGTGCTCCCACAGCTCTATCGCGGCGTGCGCCTCATCCAGACTTGCGACGTCGGGAGGAGTTACCAGCAGGGGCGCTTCGACGGGCTGCCAACTGATCGACAACCGACACCTCCACCGGCGATTCAAGCGCCTCGAGCAGTTCGCCGAGCTGACGGCGCTCCCGCGCCAAGGAAGCGGCCTTGCCTCCGTCGACCTCGTCCGCCAGGAGCGCGCCGAGCCGGTCGTAGTCCATGCGCAGGTCGTCGACGCGCGACATTTTCACCTCACACAAAACGGAACAG